AAATGCCCTAAACACAGGAAAAGAGGCTTTTTCCGCCAGGCTACAGGTACAGTAGATGCCGGACGACTTCAACATGGAGCAGGATGCCAACCAGGCAGCCCCGCTACAGGAACAAGCGCCCCAGGGCACACCAGACCAGCTCGCCAACATGGAACGGCAGCAGCGCAAGGCCTACTGGGTCGGTGAGCAGCAGTCGGAAAGACGTATGCCGGCCTTTTCCGCCCGCGACCCCCTTGCAGGCCTCGCACTCCAGGAGAGCGACCGCATCGAGGAGGAAGTCTGGGCCAAGGAGCAGGAGGCCGCCGAGGCGCAGGACTGGGCAGACCAGGTGGCCTGGGAAGATGAGGTCCAGGCGCAGGGCATGCTCGACGACCAGAACCCCCCGACCGTAGACAGGCCCGCCACCATTCCCGAGGGTGTGGATGTGCAGGGTGCCCGCGACTCCCTGGCCCGCGTCAACTCGTGGGGCGGCGAGATGGACGACAACGCCGTGGACCAGTTCGTCATCCAGGTGGCTGGCGACATGAAGTACAATCGCGGCCAGACCCTAGACCAACGTCCCCGCTACGAGCAGAAGGCCGAGTTCTACAAGTGGCTCCGCAAGATGGAAGCCTGGAGCCGAGGCGAGGAGGACAAGGAGGGTGAATGGAAAACCCAGGAGTCCCCCCAAGAAAAGTTCGACCGGCAGTCCATTGAACGGCGCACAGGCGCCCCCCAGTTCGCGAATGAACTTCCCGAGGGCCAGGCCATAGGCTAGTCCCTCTCCACCCCAGCGTAGGCCCAGCAAGGGCCGGAGCGATTATGAGCAACTACCAGGACGGCGAAAGCCGACGCAGAGACATTGAGGGCGCCACCACGGTGATGAAGGCCCTCGCAGCCAAGAAGGAGCGGCTCAAGCAGCCGCCCACCGTCCAGAGCACGTACAAGCGCCTCACGACCGAGGCCCAGCTTGAACGCAGCATCTACCTGACGAACCTGGCACTGAACAAGTATGAGGTGAAGCTGGAGGACGGCGAAGAGCTGGACCCCACCGAGGAGTCGCGCTTCATGTCGCTCCTCGACACCATCCGCAAGCTGGAGGCCACCCTGTGCGGCATCCAAGCCAAGCAGAAGACTGACGACATGGGCCCCGTGGAGATAGCCAGGGGCCTCGTAGACACCGGCATGGAAATAGACGACGTACTCGCCATGTACCCCGGCAACAAGGGCGTAAGAAGCGCCCTGGAGAAACTCCGATGAACATAGTGAACGCCAAGGGTGCCTTCGACATCCGGCCAGCCGAAGAGGGCGACCTCGACTACATCCTCAGCTCGTGGCAGCTCACCTGGGAACGCTCCCCAGAGATGAACAGCCCAGGCATGATTCGTGATGAATATTTCAGGCACGCCCACCTCATCCTCGACGAGCTTATCAGCCGGTCGAGCGAGAACGGCGCGCTCTACATCTGCCACCAACCGGGGGCCCCGCACCTCATCCGTGGCTACCTGTGCGGCGAGGTTCGCTCCTGGGGTGGCGTGGACGTGGCCTACCTCCACTGGATGCAGGTCAAGAAGCGCGACTGGCGCCAGGGTGTCGCTAGCGCGCTAGTAGAACGATTCAAGAAGGACTTCGCCATCAAGGAGGACCAGAACATCCTCTACACGTTCACGAACAGCGCGGTGAAGAACCAGGGCATCTGGAACGCGGCGCGCGAAATGAACCTCGTGTTCTGGCCGTGGTTCAAGTACACCTCCCAGGAACAACACTGGGAAGATGGCAGATAGCACCCCAGTAGAGCTACTCGCGCAGCGAAAGAAACTCCTTGAGCTGTACGCCAAACAGCGTGCGGCGCTGGAGAAGCTCGACTTCGACAAGCTCCTGCACCCCGAGCAGCAGAAGTTCGCGAACGACCCGGCCCAGTTCAAGGTCGCATGTTGCTCGCGCCAGAGCGGGAAGAGCCACGCCGCAGCGATTATAGCCTTGCGGGCAGCGGTAGAAACGACAGGCTCGACTCCCGTCTACATCAACATGAAAAGGGCATCCGCCCAGTACATCATTTGGCCCCCGCTCATGGAGCTCAACGAGAAGCACGGCCTCGGGCTGGAGTTCATCAAGACCACCTCCGACATCCGGTTGCCCAACGGCTCGACCATCAAGGTGTTCGGCGCCGGCTCGCTCCGCGAGATGGACAAGATTCGTGGCATCGGCGCGACGCTGAACCTGGTCATCCTCGATGAGGCCCAGAACTTCGGCACCGACATGTACAAGCTCATCCGGGAGATTCTCCTTCCCGCGACCGTCACTCACAAGGCCCCCATCCTCATCACGGGTACGCCTGGCGCCGCGTGCGCCGGGCCCTTCTACGACATCGTTCACGGTGGCGGAGAGATGTTCAAGGGCGACGACGGCGACCAGCTCATGGGCTGGAGCCAGCACAAGTGGCTAATGCGTGACAACCCCTACATTCCAGACGTTGAGCACCAGTACCGCGTGCATAAGGCAGCAAACAACTGGACCGACGCCAGCCCCGCCTTCCGCCGCGAGTACCTGGGCGAATGGGTCCGGGACACCGAGGGGCTGTGCTACTACAACAAGGACAGCATGGTCGTCCCCAGGTTCCCCATGGAGCGGGCCCACGACTGGCGGTACATCCTCGGCGTCGATGTCGGGACCAAAGACCCCTGGTCGTTCTCCATGCTCGCTACGAGCCGCGACGTGCAGGCCACCTACGTCCTGGAGTCCGTCGAGAAGCAGCTCACCACCCTGGAGGCAGGGGACGTGGTCGGGGACTTCATGGACATCTACCCGTGCCACACCATCGTAGTGGACACAGGCGGGCAGGGAGCGGCCCCTGTGGCCCAGTGGAAGGATAACCACCCCCTCCCTCCCCATCCAGCCCGTCAAGAAGGGCTACGGCTCCGTGGACATGGGAATCCAAATCATCAATGCGGACATCCAAGCGGACAGACTCTACTTCGTAGAGGAGCCCACCGCCAACCTCCGATTGCAGATGGCCATACTAATCTGGGACGGAAAGATGAGCCCGACCGGCGCGAGGCGCGTCAAAAGAGGGGACGGATACCCGGACCACTGTGCAGACTCTTTCCGCTACGCCTACACTAAGGTGAGGACATGGAAGTCCGCCCCCTACGGCCAGGGCGTGATGATGGGCGACGACGCGATGCGTCATTCGATAGCCGAGCGGCGCAAGGAGGTCTTCGACGAGAAAGGCCCCGAGAACCGTCCCTTCTGGCAGACGCTCATCAAGCCCTAAACGCAGAACGGGGGGCACCTGTCCCGAGTGCCCCCCTCTATGTCCGCGAGCCCATCCCGTGCCAAAATGCGTGGGGGGCTACCATACCTGTGTTCTGGCGAAAAATGTCAGAAAGTGCTGGTCTAATACACTAGTACCATTGAAAGAGGCAAAATCCACAACTTTTCTGATATTTCCGCCAGAGTACAGGTAAGGTAGATGGCCGATACCGATTCTGTTGAACAGTCTGACTTCTCAAACCCCTGGTGGGAGGAAAAGTCAGCGACGAAGATACTTCCTAAGCTCTCGCGACTGTTCCGGTACTACGTAGACCAGGACCGCGACCGGCTCAACAGCTACGCGGCCTACTCCTCGCTCTACACCAACCGGGACATCCTCGGTAACGACTATCTGACCGGCTACAGCGCCGCCTTCTCAGGCAACGGCGACTACAGTCGCGTCCCATTGAATGTTTGCAAGGTCATGGTTGACGCCGTGCATGCGAGACTCACCCGGCCCGCCATCGCCGTCGAGTTCTTGCCAGCCGGAGCCAACTGGAGCCTTCGCCGACGCTCGAAGCAGATGAGCCAGTTCGTGCGCTTCCAAATGCACGCTACCTCACTGCGAGACAAGGAAGATGCGGGCATCCTCGATTCCCTTGTCTACGGGCTAGGCGTAATCAAGACCGCTCCTCACCCAGTGGTCCCAGAGATTGAGAACTTCCGCGTCCACCCGAAGGACATCTTCGTGGACCCGGCGGAGGCTGCCGCCACCGGCAAGCCGACCCACCTCTATCATCGCATGTCAGCCAACAGGGGACGCCTGGCTAAGATTTTCCCCAAGAGCAAGAAGCTCATCCACGCCGCCGGTAGCCTCACCGAGCAGCGCATCTCAGACTTCTCCGACGACAACGATGGAACCCTCGCCACCAACAGCATGGTTGACGTGTGCGAAGCCTACAAGCTCCCCTCCTGGCAGGGCGCGGGCGACGGCAAGAAGGTCATCTTCATCGACGGTGCCATCCTCGACTGCTCCCCCTGGGAGCCCACCGACTTCCCCTTCAGCTTCTCGTACTGGAAGAAAGACCCCACCGTGGGCTTCTTCGGTATGGCCCTCGTGGAAGAGCTTATCGGCCTCCACTTCGACATCAACACCAGCGTCATCCA